CACCATATAGAGTCAGAAACAGTCTATGTAGATTGTGATGCTTGTATTGCTGCAAATTAAAAATCGAACACTTAATTAGAACCTAGTTACTTTATTATAAATATTTATTAAAATTATGGAAAATCCAAAAGCAACATCACTACTTAGTGAAATCCTCCAGAAGGTGTCTTTGCTTACTCAAAAGGAACAATCTGTAGAATCTGAAGAGGTTCAAGAGGATGTTGTTTTATCTGAGGAAGTAGAAGCTCCTGCTGAGGTAGAAAACGCTGATGTTAACGAAGAGTTAGCTGAAGCAACAGAAGAATCCGTTGAAGAGACGGTAGAAGAAGAAACCTTATTAATGGAAGGTTATGTAACAGAAGAAGCGTTTGCTTCTAAGTTAGCTGAAATGGATGCTAAGTTAGCTGAAATGGCAGAAATGATTGACAGAGAGATGGGTTCTTACATCAAGGAGAAAGCTGAGATGTCTGCACAAATCGAAAAGTTATCTGCTGAGTTAGCTTCAGAACCTGCCGCTGAACCAATTAAACATAGTCCAGAATCAGAGGAGGCAGAAAAGAAAATATTTAGCTATGGTAAAAATAGACCCTCTAGCACATTAGACAGAGTATTTAATCGACTAAACAATAAATAAAAATGGCTACAACTACATCAATTACAACAACTTACGCAGGGGAGTTTGCAGGGGAATATATCGCTGCTGCTTTACTAGAAGCTAATACTATCTCACAGGGTGGTGTTACCGTAAAACCAAACGTGAAGTTTAAAGAAGTAATCAAGAAAGTATCAGTTGACGATATCGTTAAAGATGCAACTTGTGACTTTGACCCAACTTCTACAGTTACTCTAACTGAAGCAATCCTTCAGCCAGAAGAGCAACAAGTAAACCTACAACTTTGTAAGAAAGACTTTCAGTCTGACTGGGAAGCTGTACAAATGGGTTACTCTTCTTTCGATTCATTACCTCCATCTTTCGCTGACTTCATTATCGGTCACGTTGCTGCTAAAGTAGCTGAAAGAACTGAGAAATCTATCTGGGAAGGAGATACTAGTACTAACGGTCAATTCGATGGTTTGACTACTAAAATCGCTGCTGATGCAGGATTACCTGCTGCTCAAGAAGTTGCAGGAGCAACAATCACTGCTTCTAACGTAATCGCTGAATTAGGAAAATTAGTAGATGCTATTCCTGCTTCACTATACGGAAGTGATGATTTATTCTTGTATGTTTCTCAAAATATTGCTCGTTCTTATGTTCGTGCATTAGGAGGATTTGCTGCTGTACAGAACGCAGCAGGAAATGACAACGTAGGTTCTATCGGAGCTAACGGTGTTGGTTCAAATGGAACAATGTGGTATCAAGGAGGCGGTCTTTCTATAGATGGCGTAAAAATCTTTGTTGCTAATGGACTTGGAGACAATAAGGCAATTGCTGCTGAAAAGAGTAACTTATTCTTTGGAACTGGTCTTCTATCTGACCACAACGAAGTTAAGTTATTAGATATGGCTGACTTAGATGGCTCTCAAAATGCTCGTCTTGTAATGAGATTCTCAGCAGGAGTACAGTATGCTCAGATTTCAGATATAACTACATACGGAATCACAAACTCAGCTAACTAAGAGTTAGAAATTGTAATAATCAAAGAGGGGTAGGTGGTTAATCTGCCTACCCTTTTTTAATAAAAAAAATAAAACTATGGCTTGTAATTTAACACGTTCAAGAGCTGAAGCTTGTAAAGACTCTGTAGCAGGTATTAAGAGTATTTACTTAGTGGATTACGGTGTGTTAGGAACTTATACATTAACAGATGATGAGATTACTAACTGCACAAGTGCTACTGACTTCGGTCTTTTCGAATACGAACTCAAAGGAAACAATTCTTTTGAACAAACAATCAATGCTTCTCGTGAGAACGGAACTGTTTTCTATGAGCAAGTACTAAATGTAACTTTCAAGAAGTTAACTAAAGAGGACAATAAGGAGTTAAAATTATTAGCTTCTGGTAGACCTCATATCTTTATCGTAGACCATAATGATAATGTTATGCTTATGGGTAAAGACAATGGCGCTGATGTAACAGCAGGTACTGTAAGTACTGGTAACGCTTTAGGAGATTTCAATGGATATAACCTAACGTTTACTGCTATGGAAGTTTCTCCTGCTAACTTCTGTACAACAGATGCTACTCAGGCTACATTCCCAGTAAGTGAATTTGCAGGACTAACAGGAGCAATAACTGTTCCTGCTTTAGTTCAAGTATAATTAACTACTTTACTATTATTAAAGGGGTAACTATTCGTAGTTGCCCTTTTTTTGTTATATTTGTTTAAAACAATTACTTAGGTATTTGTTACTTTTATATGGAAGTATTAACTACATCTACAGAAAGTCAGAGTTTGAGAATAGTGCCAAGAAAGGCAGCTTCTTCTCCAACATTAGAATTAACTGACAAATCAAAGAGAACTACATCAACGGTTAGTGTAACAAGCACCGTAGAAAGCGAATATACTAAGCTTACAGGCACTTTCTCCCTTACTGAGGGGGTATCCTATAGCTTCAAGGTAAAAGATGGCTTAGAAGTCATCTATAGAGGTTTAATATTCTGTACCAATCAAACAGATTTAGATAAGTACTTTGTAAATAAAGACGAATATGTCTCAGATGATACTTATGATAACGATTATATTTTTGCATAATGGCTAGAAGAATACCGAATAAGAGAGAAGTAAAAAAGGTAAAGGATAGTATCCACGTTCTTAACCTTAGTTCGTACTCATCCCCTCAAGTGGTTGAAGATACTAGAAACAACTGGGTTGCTTACGGAGAGGATAATGACTACTTTCAGTATCTTATAGATAGATACAATGGCTCTCCAACTAACAATGCAGCTATAAATGGTATTGCTGAAATGATATACGGAAGAGGTTTAGATGCCACAGATAGTGAGTCTAAGCCTATTGAGTATGCTGAAATGAAGAGTATATTTAGAAAGGACTGTATAAAGAAGGTTTGTTATGACTATAAAATGATGGGTCAAGCTGCTATACAAGTTATATATAGCAAAGACCGCTCTAAGATAGTTCAAGTAGAACATATGCCAATCGAAACGCTAAGAGCTGAGAAGTCTAAAAACGGAGAGATAAAAGGATACTACTACCATCCAGACTGGAGTGAAATGAAGCGAAGCGAGACTCCTAAAAGAATTTCAGCATTCGGGACAAGTAAAGATTCAATAGAACTCCTTTACATTAGACCATATAGAGCAGGGTTTTATTACTACTCTCCTGTAGATTATCAAGGGGGATTACAATACTCAGAATTAGAAGAAGAAATTGCAAACTATCATATTAACAATATTCAGAACGGTCTACAGCCGAGTATGCTTATCAATTTTAATAATGGCACACCTGACAAGGAGCAGCGTGATGAGATTGAAAGAGCTATATACGAAAAGTTTAGTGGCAGTTCAAATGCAGGAAAATTTATCTTGGCTTTTAACGATAGCAAGGAACTTTCTGCAACTATAGAACCAGTAATCCTAAACGATGCCCATCAACAATACCAATTCTTGTCTGATGAAAGCATGAAGAAAGTAATGGTATCCCATAGAATAGTTTCTCCAATGTTGGTAGGAATTAAGGATAATTCTGGTTTAGGTAATAATGCTGATGAATTACAAACAGCGTCTTTACTTATGGATAATACAGTTATTAGACCTATGCAGGTTACTATCATAGATGAGCTAGAAAAGATATTAGAATATAACGGTATAGAGTTAGACGTATATTTTAAGACCTTACAGCCGCTTGAATTTACTGATTTGACTAATGCTATCAATGAGCAAGAGATAGAGAAGGAAACAGGCGTTAAAAAGGCTATAGAGGACACTGTAGAGGGAGAAGTAGAAGAACAAATAGAAGAATAATGGCAACAGCACTATTTATAACAAGGAAGGACTTAGTTAAAAACACTGCTATGAGTGGTAGTGTTGATACTGATAAATTTATACAATTCATTAAATTGGCACAAGAGATTCATGTAAGAAACTATCTAGGAACAGATTTATATGATAAGATAAGCTCTGATATAGTTGCAAGTAATTTAACTGGAGACTACTTGGCACTAAAGAATGATTACATTGTGCCTATGTTAATTCATTTTGCTATGGCTGAGTATTTGCCTTATGCTGCATATACTGTATCAAATAGTGGAGTCCATAAGCATAATAGTGAAAATAGTGAGAATGCACAGAAGTCTGAGGTAGATTTCTTGGTTGCTAAAGAAAAGGATTATGCTGAGTATTATGCCAATAGATTTGTAGAATATATGAATTACAATGCTTCAGGTAAATTTCCTGAGTATTTTACAAATAATAATGATGACATTTATCCAGATAAAGATACATTATATACATCATGGGTAATATAAATCAGCGTAAAAAAGTTGGTCAATATAAGGTCAAGGAGAAGAACGAAATAAGACTTTCCAGTTATATTAGAAAGAATAATAATGAGTTAGGAAATAATATACAAATAGAAAAAATCATTAATAAGTAAATTATGGCATCAGAAAATTTAGTAGTAGGAACTTCATCTAACTCCAATGACGGAGATACACTTAGAGGTGCTTTCATAAAGGTAAAGAAAATGTTTGCGGATATGTACGGAGAGACATACTCTGAGCAAGGTGTAATGGCTACGACAACATTCACTACGGATGTTATAACTCAAGGTTCAACAAACAAGTTCTTAACAGATGACTCAGTAACAAATGCAAAGCTAGGAGCTGAATATACTGCCTCAAGTGCATTAGATAATACTAGTGCAACAGTAACAGTAAACGCTTCATTAGGAGATGTATTTACAATCACTGCTGCTGCTTCACATACTTATAGTTTTACTAATGTTTCTTTAGGAGATGTTAAAAGTTTAGTGATTACTGGAAGTGGAGGAAGTTATACAACTGCATTCGACACAACATCAATTACATTTAATAGAATAGGAGGTACTTATTCAGATGCTTCTGGAGTAAAAAATTTAATTCAAATCAAGTTTGTTTCAACAACTGAAGCTTGGTATCAAATCTCACAACCTGCAACATAATATGAAAGCAAGATTAGAAAGCGGAAAAGTAGTTAAGTATTCAAGAATACCTAGCGAATGGAAAGGAACAAAGCATTATATAGGTGGATTCCATAATGCAACAACTGAAGAACTAGAAACAGAAGGTTTCTTTGATGTTATTACACCTGATTATGACCCAGTAATTCAAGAAATTGACAACCTACATTTTAACGAAGAACAAAACGCATTTGTTTACGATGTAAACGACAAAACAATAAGCGAAACGGTTGCAGAGCTTAAAACGAGACGAATTAAAGAGCTTAAATCTTTTGCTTACGATAAACTATCAAGTACAGATTGGTATGCTATCAGAAAGGCTGAAAACGGTACTGATATCCCTTCAGATATACAAACCGAAAGAGATGCAATAAGAACAGATGTAGCAACTAAAGAAGGGGAAATAAATGCTCTAAAAACAAAAGCTTCAGTATTGAAGTACAATACTAACTTGTAAAATACTTTTATGGCTATTAATGAAAAGCTTTTAATTCAAGAAGTAGAATCAGACCCAAGCCTAATTCTATCACTAGATGCAACCGATTCAAATTCATACAATGGAAGCGGTAATGTTTGGTACGATGTTAGTGGAAATGGAAATGATGCGATTATTAGTAATGTTACTTGGTCTGATTCAGGTATCTTTGATTTTAATGGAAGCA